CGGCATTCCCCGATAAGGCCAATAAAGTAGTCTCTAGCGATGAACACCTATTTCTAACCGCGGAACGCAAGCGTTATATCATTAATGAGTTTCAACGGTTGATGAAAGAAAGTGCTTTTGATTGTGCATTGAATTATCGCGAAAATAAGTTGAATCCGGATTATAAGGGGATTACTTGTATGGATTATAGCACCCGGAATCGCGACGATTACCTATCAACACCAATGCTAGAGGATGAAGGATTAGAAATAGCACCAGAGCGGGTGGTATCAGTAAAATATGAAACATTTAAATACAAAGATAAGACTTATTATATTGAAACAGTTCCTAATGCTATGGGTAAGATGTATATATATGATGAGAATCTAGTGGGACGGGTGCGAATTCCTAAACCAGTGGGTGAGGTTCTTATTAAGAATGGTAAACGTCAGTTTGCATTTTATGCAAAAAAGGCAAAATCAAAGAAATAGAGCTATGTTCTGGGAATACTAGATGCACTAGAGGTTTTAGAGGTGCTAGTGGTATCTTCCCTTGTAGTTTTAGTATGTTTTTCAATAAGTTTTTTGCAATCTTCAATTTCATCTTTAATTTCTTTCAAAGACCTATTACATATAATTTCATTTCTAGAGGATAGTTTCTTAAGGATATTGAGATTCAAAACACATTGTTCTAGTTGCTTCTTATTGCAATTGATATTTTCGTGATGTGCTAGTTCTACATCTGGATTGCCAGTTTTATATGTCGCCAGGCGTTTTGTGAGATTTGATGTATATCCTATTTTATAACATTGTTTGTGGGTGCCATTATCCAATACTTTTATTTTGAGAATATAAATAAAGCCTTTCCCAGTAGAATTTGTATATATTTTTCTAGTTTTATTATGTAGTAATTGTTCTTGTGATTTTAATTTAAGTTTTTGTGTTAGTTTCCGTAATTTTGCTTTGTCATCTGCTTTTACACTATAACTACCCTTTTTACGAATTGAAGGTAAAACATCAATCATCATTTTCTCTAATAGTTTTTTTGCTAATTCCTTATTGGATTTACTTAGTAATAGATATAAACCAGGTTCATTTATCATTTTTGTATGCGGATGAATAGATTTGTTCGCACTTTTATTAGCACTTGATGTTGAATAAATATTTTCATAAGTATCAAAGTATTTATTTTCTAGTTGCAAACGATTTTTTTTCTTTTTTATATCTGTATATCCTATAGATTCTAACACACCGTTATAAGAAAACCATATGTTGTTATCATTATCAAATAATAAGACAATATTAACATTATTAAATTTAATAATATTTTCATAAATATCAGTGACAATAGTTGGCAAGCTCATTTTTTATTATATATTTAGATATTTTTAATTATAAAAGGTATATAATTTATCAATAGGGGGTATAAATACACCCTATTATCCTTGCTATGAATTTTATGTAAAAGTATGATTATTAATACTAATACAAAATTCAATAAACATCAATCTCAGATTTTTATGGAATTATTTATTCTTTATTTGATTATTAATGCATAGATACATTTTGCCGAATACCATTAAATTCTTGCCGAACGGCAAATGGATAATGCAATCCTGGCTAGCAGTTATTGTATATCGTATAATTACACGGCTTCATAATCCTAGATATAAAAATAATTTAAAATATATCTTCTAGACTATATTCTAAAGTATATTTTGGAATAAATATTATAATTAAATCTTTATGATAGGATTATGGAAGGTGAAGGGATATATCTTCTGCAGGAACGTGAATTTGTTAGATTAAATGAAGATGTATATAAAATAGGCCGTTCTAGCAATATAAAAAATCGTATGAATAATTATCCAAAAAGTTCAAATATAGAGTTAATGATGGGGTGTCGGGATTCTGTTGCAGTAGAAAAAGCACTGCTAGAAATATTTCGAAAGCAATTCAAACCGATGAAAGAATATGGTTCGGAATATTTTCAAGGTGATAAACTCGAAATGATAAAAATAATTACAAATTTATAAATAATGGTAATAAAAGTATAAATAGTAATAATAGCATTTATGGCTCTAATTGTGTTAATAATTCTAGTAATAGTAATTATAATAGTAGTAATGAAATACGTACTGCATTAACACTAAAACCTTCACCATTACAATTACCATCACCATCACAAAATATGATAGCAGGTATAAATACAATAAAAATAGAAACAAATAAACTCACAGCCAGTAATTGTATAGGATTGTATACAAATGATATGGATATTCTTGAATACAATGATACTCTATATTGGATTGATAAGAATGAAAATATTTATGAAATTGCTAAAAATGATAAATTTGGCAATAAACTAGGGAAGAAAATAGGAATATATGATAAAAAAGTTAGCAAAATAATTCCTAGCAGTTAGAATTTAGTTTTAGTATTTCTGCGCATTGCATTTGAAGCAGCTAGTATATGACCTGCAGCCTTTGCAAATTGAATTGGTGCACCATTTTGTTTGTTTTGATTTTTTATTTGTCTAGTTGGATTGCTAAGTTTATTAGCTGATTTACTTGGTGCATTTGCGTTGCATGATTTATTTACTCCTATTTGATTAGCAGATGTATTATGATTAGGATATGATACGAATGGTCTTGATGAATAATTATTAAATTTATTAAACTTAGAATGCGTATGTATTGGTGTTCTAGAATGATTTATATTTACATTTACAATTAATGTCATTTTTTTTTATGCTTATTCTTATACACAAAATATAGTATAATCTTGTTATTATGTAAAAATATAAAAAATATATAACAAATACCTAATTTTTTTTTATATGATTGTAGTTTAGTATATATACCATTAATCTACTATTGATGGCATTTTCTGCATAAGTAAATTTTAGATGTTTCGACACTCATTTATCGTACTCTATCACTCAAAAATGAATCGGGGATGGCATTTGCTCTGTTTTTTTTTTCTTAAGATAAAAAATAACCCTTTTATATTTTTTAAAGTATAGAAATAGCTAGTAAATGCCATCTATTAACCAAAATATAAAAAATCGCGCTCAAATAATAATTAGGAAATGCCATATCAAATGCCATGGGGGGATAGATAAGAAGAAAAAAAAAGGAATGTAGCACAAAAATTAAAATAAATACAAAAATAGAAATTTAGATATTTATAAATCGAAATCATAATCTGCTTTACACCAACCTTTAATTAAATGCCGTGTTTGCCCATATCTTTCAACATAATATTTTTTAAAGAATATATTAGTCTTTATAAAATCAAAAAATTTCACTTTTGTGTACTTGTCTTTTTCAGATTTATTTAAATGACAATAAGTATCACTATTTTTAAAATCATTATAAATGTGGGATATTGGTAAATAAGAAATATCTTCCAAAGGTTCATTTTGTTTGTATTCAAATTGAAACCATGATACTACATCACTTGAGTTTTCTAAATACTGATCTGTTCTTCTCATAATGGATTCCGGCATTTTTAGATTACTGCCATTTTCATGATAAAATATACGATGATGTTCACTTAGAATCTTAAATAATGCATATCTATGTTTCTCTTGGAACTGTACTGTTTTATAATCTGGATTGGCCTTAAAGATATGATGTTGTGGATTTATTTCGGAATCAATATCAGTAAAACTAGAACGAAATAATAAATCAATAACGCGTCGTATATCTCCTTTTGTAATTGCATCTGCAAATTGAATTTTTACATTAGTTTCGCAAACTGTAGTATTACATAATTCTTTTTGTGTTTCACTTTCATAATGTCCGCGTGCAGAAAACTTACCTCCACCAGTTAGTTCTTTTACAACTGAATTTTCAAATTTATTTTTCTCAGATGGTTCTCTAAAAACAACATAACGTTTTTTATGTAAATTTGCTTTTTCAGGATTACTACCCATTTTACTTTTTTCAAAAAGTAGGTTATTATTACCTATTAAACCATATGAACCAAGCATCTTTAACATAATATCATTAATTACACCCTTACCGTTGCCGCCATAACCATTAAATATAATGAATTTTTCAATACATCTACCATCAATACCAGTAGCTAGTATTTGTAAAAATGCATCTCTTTCATCTTTAATTGGCATAATAGTATTGATAAAAGAATTTATTGTTTTAATTTCTATTTCATTAGGTTCATGCCAGTCATAACCAGTAGTAATAGATATATAATCATCATATTCATATTCTCTAAATTGACATTTTTCCATATCATAAACTTTATTTGTAAATCCTAGCAGCCACCATTTAGAGTCAAAATCAATATCGGTTCGTGAATTATATTCTTTATAAGTTTCTATAATTTCTCTTTTGAATGTTAGATTATTAAGTTTATCTAATTTGCTTTTATAACTTTGAAAATCTCGTGAATTCCAAAACACTGTAATTAACATATCCTTTAATAATTCATATAATTCACCACTTATAAAACTCCGCAAAAGAACATCATTTGCCTCCCAATATTTCCCATTATAACAATACAATGTATAATTATTATTTTCTTTCTTATAAAAGAATATATGTCCAACCATAGCCTTGATAAATCGGCATATATCAGTAGATTGAAATTGTAATTTAGTTGTACTTAGTATACGAATAGCATTATTCTTATTATCTTCTATCGCCATTTTATAAATTGTCCCTACACCATATCCATCATATTTAACAGTAAATGAATTATATTTACGAGTTGTTGGTTCCACTCCTTCATAACTAGCGCCTTTAGAACTAAAATAAATATATAATTGTAGCGCTTCTTCGGGATTTATAATTGTATTCTTAATAGCCATTCCTACTTTAATCCAGTTTTGATAATCATTAAATCGTATAGGTGCAAAACATTCATCAAATAATTTTTTGTATATACCGGACTTACTAATTTCGGTGCTTAATAATGTTTCTTGCATTTCAATGTGTGGAGTAGGTATAATAGGTAAATGTGTAGTAGTTATAGGTAATGATGAAATTGATGATAATGATGAATTTGTATTTTGATTATTTACAGGTGTAGTTAGAGGTGTAGTTGAAGGTAGTGTGGTATGTGGTATGGATGATGTTATTGTTGTTATTGTTGTTATTGGAATAAGTGTAATAGGATTTGCAATTAATTGGCAATTATTAATATTAATACTATTTGTTGGGATATGTTCTACTATAAAATCTGCCATATTGCCAAAAATTATTTTATGGGATGAATTATTGTGTGAATTACCTTTGGTTTGATTAGGGTAGCGGAACCAGTGTTCTGAATATATAGTAGTATCTACGCAATAAGTTTCTTTCTTATTATTCTTAACAATAAATTCATTTGGATAAGTTTTAAGAAATTCTGAATGTATTTCTTTCAACTTCTCAGTTGATAAATTCCATTTAGGAATTGAATAATGATATGAACCGGCTTTACCATCATTTTTAGTATATTTGAAATCATTTTCTTTATCGAATTCTAGATTATATTTATCCTTGAGAAATTGGTGTAATAAATCAATAAAATTATCAATCGACTTAGGATAATTATCTAAATCACCAAAGAAAATATATTGTGTTCTTGAATGTATTCGAAAATGAAACCACGAATCACTGTTTTCAAGTTGGTCTATAGCATCTTCTAAAGTGAATTCTTCCATATTGTCATCAAATTCACTAGCAGCTAAGGCATAGCTTTTAACTATATAAAGCTTGTATCCCATATTTGTAGACTTCTAGATATATACTTATATTACATTCAGATATAAATTTTCTTTTAAATTATTTATTAAATTTATAAAATTGATAATATTTTGTTAATTAATTTAAATAAATATTCTATTAGTGTAATAGATTTATGAAATGCTAGATGTATTTATGAATACAAATACTGATAATAATGAAACTAATGAAATTAATAAACTACAAAGTGATGCAATTGCAAAATTGGCTAAAATACAAGAGTCATTAAAAAAGGCAAAAAATAAATATTGTAAGAAAAGATATGCTGAAGATCCTGAATTTCGTAAAAAACAAATAGAACAAGTTGCAATCTGTCAAAAAAAAAATCCTGAAAAATATAAGGAATATAAAAAACAATATATGCGAGAATATCGCGCTAAAAAAAAAGCCGAGAATACACAAAAACTTGCAAATGATGAAACAACTACTATTTCTAGTAGTGTTGAAAAACAAAGTGAACATAACGATGAAATTATGAATTTAACAACTGAAATAAATAAATTAACAATGTACATAAAGCAATAAAAAAATCTAAATAATAAAAGTGGTACAGTCTCATCAAAATTACTTTGGTCATATCGGGCAATTGATGTGGATAACAATGTTCCCTATTTCAGATGGGAAATTATTTCCGATTTCATAAATGCATTTATTGTATGAATTGATAAACGGCAATTTGCATTTTATGCAAAAAAGCAAAGAAAAGTGGTAAAAGTAATTCACTATGTGAGATTTGTTAAAATTATTGTTAAAACTTATTTATATATTTCCGGATATTGGCAATGTGTTTATGTATATTTTCAGTTTTTTTGTTTTGTGTGGCTTTGCTGCCACCATCGATACCTATACCAATAGAGGTTATATCGGGATTATCAATATCGGTTTCTAGCATCATTTTATCTTCGTCTTTATCCAATATAAACCGGGAATCAATCGTATTAAAAGATATATTCTTATTGTTATAAAAACTAAATGCAAATTCTTTCTTTGCAGATTGTATAGCGAGTTCTCGGCCTATTCGAATCTTATTGGAACATAGAATAGTGTTGGTGACTAGGGTGGTAGCTGTCCGATAATCTAAATAATAATAATATAATACTAGCACGGCACTA